AGGGTATTCGAGTCGCTCCGTTCAGGTAGGCATCTGCGCAAAAAGTTGTTTCGATGCGCATACACGCATAGTTACTCCAAGGACCGAATTTGCAAAACCGGCCATTTTACCACAGATATTTGGTGTGCGCTATATTGACTTGATCGTAACTATGTCATGGCGTTAATCACACGCGCAGAAGCGGCCCGCGCATTAGGTGTTAGTGCCGAAGCTGTATATGCCGCAGTAAAAACAGGTCGCCTTTCTGTTGTTACTGGTCGGGACGGCAAGCCGTTAGTGAATAGCGAGACAATGCGTGAGGAGTGGGCTCGCAATACCCAGACCAGAATTGGAATGGGCCCAAAGCCACCTGGCGAGGGCCGAGCCAAGAAGCCGCTACGAAGCAAGGAGGAGCGAATGGCACCGAAAGAGCAAGAAAGGATTAGCAAAACAAGTGAAGCGATCCCTGATTATGACGAGTCTCGCGCCAGAACGGAACACTTGAAGGCAGAGCTGCTTGAGCTTGAGCGCCAACAGAAAGAGGGTTTGCTCGTTAAGGCTGAAGACGTAGAACATGAGTGGGTAGAGATTATCACCCGAGCAAGAACCAAGCTGTTGGGAATACCGACCAAGGCAAAACAGCGGATACCGGACTTAGACACGGATGCGATTGGCGCGTTGGATGATATTGTGCGTGAAGCCTTAGAAGACCTTGCTGTTGACGATGAATAACATACAGAAGCTCAAAAAAGCAGCATTTTTGGCATTTAAACCGCCAAAAAAGATGACTTTAAGCGAATGGGCCGATACTTATGCGTATTTGAGTTCAGAGTCAAGCGCAGAAGGCGGCAGATGGCACACGCTCCCTTATCAGAAGGGAATCATGGATGCTATCACCGATCCGACCATCGAGCAGATCACGGTGATGAAGTCTGCCCGTGTTGGGTACTCGAAGATCTTGAACCACGTTGCGGCTTACCACGTGCACCAGGATCCGTGCCCGATCATGATCGTGCAGCCCACGATTGAGGATGCGCAGGGCTACTCCAAGGAAGAAATTGCGCCGATGCTGCGAGATACACCTTGCTTGCGTGGCTTGGTGAGCGAAGCGAAAGCAAAGGATGGCGCGAACACAATTCTGCAGAAGCAGTTCCCAGGCGGGAGCTTGAGTTTGGTTGGTGCTAATAGTCCACGTGGCTTCCGTCGTGTTAGCCGCCGGGTCGTGTTGTTTGACGAGATTGATGGTTATCCACCTTCGGCTGGTACTGAAGGCGACCAGATCAAGCTTGGTATTCGTCGAACCGAGTATTACTGGAACCGGAAGATCGTGGCGGGATCAACGCCAACGGTGAAAGATTTCAGCCGTGTGGAGCGGATGTTTCATCAGGGCGATCAACGGCGATATTTCGTACCTTGCCCTGACTGTGGGCACATGCAGTATTTGAAGTGGGCAAATATGAAGTGGTTGGATAACGATCCCGATACTGCGAGCTATGCGTGCGAGGGATGCGGCGTGTGGATCCCAGCAGCGAAGAAGCGTTGGATGGTGGAGCGCGGCGAGTGGCGGCCCACCGCGCCTGGTAATGGTAAGCATGTGTCGTTTCATATTTGGGCGGCGTATAGCTATAGCCCGAATGCAACATGGCAAAACTTGGTCGAGGAATTCCTTGATGCGAAGAATGATGCGGAGCAGTTGAAGACGTTTGTCAACACGGTGCTTGGTGAGACATGGGAGGACGAGTATGCGTCGAAGGTTGGTGCGGATGCCTTGGGTGAGCGTGCGGCATCTGAGGAGTATCAGCATCGCCAAGTGCCGAGTGAAGCACTGCTGCTGACGATTGGTTGTGACGTGCAGGACGATCGACTCAGCTTGAGTGTGTGGGGATGGGGCCGCGAAGAAGAAGGGTGGCTAATTGATCGCGTGAAGATTTACGGCGATCCGAGCAGGCCGGATGTGTGGAAGCAGTTGGATGAGATTTTGCAGGCGCCATACGAGGGTGATGGCGATCGAAAGCTGACGCCGATGGTGACTGCGATTGACTCCGGCGGCCACCACACCGCTGATGTGTATCAGTACGCAAGAGAACGCCAGAGCATGGGTGTGATTGCGATTAAGGGTATGTCGCAGAAGAACAAGCCACCAATCGGTAAGGCGAGCAAGGTGGACCTAAATGCAAAGGGAAAGACGTTGAAGAAAGGTGCTCAGGTATTTCCGGTTGGTTCGGACACCGTGAAATCATTGTTGTTTGGGCGGTTGAAGCACAACGAGCCTGGTGCGGGATATTTGCATTTCTATCCAACGGTTGGGGAGGACTACTTCCAAGAGCTGACGGCAGAGAAGCAGATCATGCGCTTCAGGAATGGCTTCCCCGAGCGTGTGTGGGTGAAGAAGAGTAGCGCAAGGAACGAAGCGCTTGACGAACTGGTGTATGCCTACGCGGCGTTGAATCGGGTGTATCAGGTGAAGGATCGCCGAACACTGTGGGATCAGATGGAGAAGCCGCCGGAGGAGCGAAAATCCAAGCGTGCGTCTGCTGCTGTACCGCGTAGCGGGAGGAGTTTCATAAAACAGTGGTAGGAGCTAGACTTCGGCGTATCAGGTGATATTTTCGTCGATGTCAATCCCACCGTCCATAACAAGTGGCGTGGATGCGGTTTGGACTGATGTCGAGACCGTTGATGTATTTGGCAATGCAGTAACGAGTGCTACGCATACGCTTACTTATTACTTCAGGCTGAATACTGTTGGCGAGGGCGTGACTGCAGTTGCGGTTGCGTATAACAGCGGCTGGAAAACCACGTTGTCGGCTGCGGTGACGACAACGATGGATGCCAGCACTGACTGGTACTTCCAAGCTGTTGCAACTGCGATTAGTGATGGCGCAACGCAGGAATATAGTCGCGGCCAGATTGAGGTGAAGGCATCGCTGGCGTATTCAGGTACGCCTGGCGCATTCGATGGCCGCACGCAAGCGCAGCAGGATTTGGATGCAGTGCAAACTGCGATTCGCAGCTTGATTAGTGGCGGTGCTGTTTCCGAGTATCGGATCGGCAACAGAAACCTGAAGCGATATGACCTGTCTGAGTTGATCGAGCTTGAATCAAGGCTAAAGTCAGTTGTGGCGAAAGAGAACAAGGCAAAACTGATTGCTTCTGGTCTCGGCGATCCGCATAACCTTTACGTCCGGTTTAACCAAGGCTGATGGGATTCCGCACAAGACTGCTACGGCGATTTGGGCTACAGCCAATTCCGCGTGAGGAGCCACGTCGTCGTCGGCGTGCTTATGCGGGTGCAATGATTTCGCGCCTGACGAATGACTGGATGTCATCACAGGCGAGTGCTGATGCTGAGATTCGGACCAGTTTGCGGAAACTGCGTGATCGCAGCCGCGAAATGGTGCGGAATAATCCGTACGCCAAGCAGGCGAAGCGTACGACGCAGATCAATGTTGTTGGATCGGGTATCAAGCTGCAGTCTCAGGTGCAGCAGGTTCGGACGCGGAAGCCGAATGAGCAGGTCAACCGCCTGATTGAACAGAAATGGAATATGTGGTGCCGAGCGCAGCATTGTGATGTTGCTGGTCGGCATAGTTTCCACATGATGGAGTGGTTGGCTGTTGGTGCATTACCCGAGTCTGGCGAAGCGCTTTTCAGGATTATCCGCCGTCCGTTTGGTGGCAGCCGAGTGCCATTGGCGCTTGAGATGCTTGAAGCCGATGTCTTGGATGAGGAGTATCAGGGACCAACCCTCGCCAAGGGGAATGAATGGCGGATGGGTGTGGAGATCAATGAATGGGGCCGCCCAGTGCGGTACGCATTCTTGACGCGGCATCCAGGCGACTATTGGTTCCAGAATGCGCCCGAGAAAGGTGGGAAGCATGTATTCCTGCCTGCTGAGGATGTGATTCATCTGTTTATCCCCGAGCGTCCGCAGCAACATCGCGGTGTGCCGTGGTTCCATCCAGTGATGGCAGACGCGCATCAGCTTCAGGGTTATGAGGAAGCTGCCGTGATCCGTGCGCGTGCAGGTGCATCGATCATGGGATTCGTCACGTCATCCGAAGGTGAGCTTGACGGTGATGATGTTGATGCAGAGCGCAGGATCAGTGAGTTCGAGCCTGGGATGTTCAAGTATTTGGAGCCCGGCCAGAACGTAACGGTGCCGGACATTGATTCACCAGATCAGCAGTTTGAGATGTTTGTGCGCAACAAGGTGCGCAGGTTTGCGAGTGGTTTTGGTTGTAGCTACGAAACCCTGAGTCGTGATTTTTCGGAAGCCAACTACAGCAGTTCACGGCTGAGTCTGCTTGAGGATCGCGAGCACTGGAAGGTGGTGCAGTCGTACATGATTGAGCACTTCCACATGCGGGTATTCCGCGAGTGGCTGAATCTGGCTGTGCTGGCCGGTGAGCTGCCGTTTGATGACTATGACGCACGTCCTGAGCGTTATGACACACCAAGATGGATGGCTCGCGGTTGGGATTGGGTCGATCCGTTGAAGGAAGCTAAGGCTTATCGCGAAATGGAGCAGGCAGGATACATGACAAAATCGCAAATCGTTGCGAAACTAGGCGGAGACTTCTATGACAACTTGACTGAGTTGGCAAGGGAGCAGCAAGCAGCGGTTGACCTTAGTGTTGAGCTTGATCGCGACATCATCGAACCAACCCAGGAGGTTATTGAGTAATGCCTGCTATGCCGACCGAGGGGATGCGCGAGGAAGCTCGCCGTTACCGCGCATGGAAAGAGGAAGGATATGACGGCGGCACTGAGGTTGCTGCTCGTCGTGCAAGTCAGATTCTCAGTGGCGATGAGCTGAGCGATGAGACGATCGTGACGATGAGCGCATGGTTTGCGCGTCATGAAGTGGACAAGCAAGCGGAAGGGTTCAAGGTTGGTGAAGATGGCTATCCGTCACCCGGTCGCGTTGCATGGGCTGCTTGGGGTGGTGATGCAGGTAAAAGCTGGTCTGATGGTTTGGTCGAGAAAATGGATCGTGCAATGGTGATTGGCGATGGTGATCGCCCATATCCGAACGAGCACGCTGCTCGCTTGCGTGATCCTGATCAATATGACAGCTTCCGTCGTCGGAATGATGGCGGTGGTGATGGCGTTGACTTCATCTTTGGAATCAAGGAAGGCGAAGACGGTGCCGAGCTACAGGCGATTCGATTCCGGCTGTCTAAGTTCACTGCCGCTGAGGCGCGTGCATGGCTGGATGAACGCGACTATGAGGTGATGGAATTTGAAGAAGCTACGGGTGATCGCGCTAAGCCTGATGAACTGAAAGAAGGCGATTTTGTTAGCTGGAATAGCTCCGGCGGTCGCGCCCGTGGTCGAATTGAGCACATTATGCGCGAAGGAACACTTGGAGTACCTGATTCAGAATTCAGCATCAATGCAACCGCAGAAGACCCTGCAGCGTTGATTCGTATTTATCGTCCCGGTGACGATGGATGGGAGGCTACTGAAACGATGGTTGGACATCGATTCAGTACACTGACAAAGATCGAAGCACTACGCGAAATGGAAGGAGTGAATGTTCGCGACCTTGAGGGAGCGAAATTTAAGCGTGTTGAAACAACAAGTTTCAACATGCTGAATGAGCGGACAATTGAGTTTCCGTTTAGTTCTGAATATCCCGTGGCTCGTTACTTCGGAAACGAGATTTTGAGCCACGAGATGGAAGCCGCCAATCTTGAGCGGCTGAATGACGGCGCACCGTTGTTGTTCAACCACGATCCTGATCGCATTATCGGCGTTGTCGAGTGTGCATGGATCGATGGTGAAAAGAAACGCGGTTACGTCATTGTGCGCTTTTCGCGCAATAAGCAAGCACAAGAGGTGCTTGCAGATGTACGCGACGGAATTCTTCGTGGCGTTTCATTCGGGTACTCCATTGATAAGATGGAGGAACGCGAAAATGACTTCGTAGCGACCCAATGGTCGCCTTTCGAGGTCAGTGTGGTCAGCATTCCGGCTGATCCCACTGTCGGCGTCGGTCGTTCATTGGACGATACCGAAACCGAGCAAGCGGCCCCGGCCGCATCTCCTGTAAACCCTGTGACTGAACCTGTCATGGACAACACTCCTGACCTGGAGGTGATCCGGTCCGAGGCCGTCGAGGCCGAGCGCAACCGTATCGCCGCCATCAACAAACTGGGTGAGCGTCATAAGCTCCCCGAACTGGCACGTGAACTGATCGACGGCGGCAAGTCTGTTGATGAAGCTCGTGCTGCTGTCCTCGAAAAAATCGGCACCCAACCTGTGGAACACCGCATCGACGCCAACGATCTTGGCCTCTCCGAAAAGGAGACCCGTCAATTTAGCTTCGTCAAAGCTCTGAACTTCCTGGCCAACCAGGGTGACGCTCAGGCTCGTCGTGAAGCTGAGTTTGAAATTGAAGTCGGCAAAGCTGCTGCTGACAAGTACGAGCGTTCTTCTAACGGCATTGTGGTGCCGAACGAAGTGCTGCGTCGTGATCTGGTTGTCGGCACTCCTTCTGCCGGTGGCAACCTTGTTGATGATGAGCTGCTTGCTGGCTCCTTCATCGAACTGCTGCGTAACCGCCTCGCCTTCGCTCAAGCTGGTGTGACCATGCTGAGCGGCCTGCAGGGCAACATCAGCATTCCTCGACAGTCGAGCGCAAGCACGGCGTACTGGGTCGGCGAAAATTCTGCTCCGACCGAGAGCCAGCAGGCTGTTGATCAAGTCAACATGACTCCCAAGACCGTGGGTGCTTATGTGGACTACAGCCGTCGTCTTCTGCTCCAGAGCAGCATCGATGTTGAGGGCATGGTCCGTAACGACCTGGCTCGTGTGATTGCGCTGGAAATTGATCGCGCTGCTATCTACGGCACCGGCTCCAGCAACCAGCCCCTGGGCCTGACCAATACCACCGGCATTGGTTCCCAGACCATCACCACTTTCGGCACCTTCGAGGAGTACATCGGCATGGAGACCGATGTTGCTTCTGCTAACGCCGATGCTGGCAGCCTGCGTTACATCATCAACGCTGCTGCACGTGGCGCCCTGAAGTCCACCGAGAAGGCCACGAACACTGCTCAGTTCGTGTTCATGGATGACGAGATCAACGGTTATCCCGTGATCGTGTCCAACCAACTGCAGAACAACGATGCGCTGTTCGGCGACTTCTCCATGATGATCATGGGCATGTGGTCCGGCCTGGATCTGACTGTGGATCCTTACGCTGGTGCTACTGCTGGCACCGTCCGCGTCATTGCTCTGCAAGACGTTGACTTCGCCGTCAAGCAGCCTGGCGCCTTCTGCTTCGGAACCTGATTGTGATGCGAGTTGAGATCCTGCGCAACGTCATGATCTCCGGGGAGCCTGCTGCGGCGGGCTCCTTTGTAGAACTTGAAGACGCTGCGGCAATGTTGTTGATTGGAATGGGCAAGGCCGCTCCTGCTCCTGCCCCTGAGCCAATCAAAGAGCCTGAGCCGGTGGAAGCACCGGCATGTCCACCGACCAAGCCTGTGTCTCGTCGCGGGCGAACCAGTTCTTCTACTTCCAAAGACTGATGGCTATTCTTTCCACCGGCCTGGAGAAGCTTTCCCACTTCGCCCTGGCTCCTACCGCTCAGCGCACTGCTGATCTTGATGGCACCGCTGTTGATCTGAACGACTATGAAGGTGACGTTGTTGTCATCCTCGACGTTGAGAACGGCGGTACTTCCACCCTTGATGTGAAGCTGCAGTCCAGCGACACTTCTGGCGGCTCTTATACCGATGTCACCAGCGTGTTCGATCTGAATGGCACCGAGCAAGCTTCTGCTGCTGTGGCATTTGCCCAAGTGAGCACCACTGCTTCTAAGCAGTATCTGGTGTTCCCTAAGGGCTCTGCTAAGCGCTGGGTGAAGGCTGTGTCTACCACTTCGACTTCAACCCACACCTACAGCATCAACGCTCTCGGCCCCAAGAAGTACGCCTGAGTTTGATCACGATATGCGCCTGGCTCCGGTCAGGCGCTTTTTCCAATGGCATTCGTTGAAGACCTGAGTGTATTTCTGGACAGCGACGAGTTTGCTGTTTCGGTCACTGCTGGTGCGGTGACTGGGCTGGGGATTCTTGATATGCCGTCAGAGATTATTGCTGATGGCGTAGTGCTGACGACGGATTACAAGTTGACGTGCGAGGCGTCGAAATTTGGTGATTTGCTGCACGGTGATGCCGTGACAGTCAATGGAACGAATTACACTGTTAGAAACACGGCGCTGATCGATGATGGCGCCTTTTGCGAGGTCATGCTTCAGAAGGTGTAATTATGACAGCGATCATCGGCTACTACTCGAATAACGAGAAGAACATCCATGAGTGGGATGCTTTGACCGCCGATGGCGAGACCCCTGCGCTAAAGGTAAACGCAACTCTTTTTACATTTGTCGATAAAATTGTTGGCAGCAATATAACAGTGACTCACCAGGGATCCCTGAACGGGACTGATTGGTTCGATCTTGAGTCTCATTCTCATAACGCATCGGGCGTCGATTATCACACCTATGCGAATGTGCCTTTGCTGTATGTCAGGGCGAAGGCAACCAGCATTGGCGCAGGCGAAAGCTTCACCGGCTCTGTGATGTGTAACTGATGACTACTAAACGCGAACAGATCCTTGCTCAGATTGCTAGTACGCTTGCAAGTACTGCTGGCGTGAGCGGTCGGGTGTATCGGTCGAGGGTGACTGCGGTTGCGAGGGCCGAAAGCCCGATGATCATCATCGAGCCTGTTACCGATACGGCGCAGCAGTTCACTTCGTTACCGAAGCTTGATTGGACTATGCGCGTGAGGATCGTTGTTGTGGTGAGATCAGGTGCGCCTGACACGGACGCCGATTCGATCATTGAATCAATGCACTCAAAGCTGATGGCAGATCTGACGCTTGGTGGTTATGCAATTGACGTGCAACCGGTGCTTACGACATTCGAGTTCCTCGACGCCGATCAGCCTGCGGGCGTGTTCGCTAACGAATACGATGTGAAATATAGAACTGCAGTTGCAGACTTGACCACCGAGTAAGATTTAACAAGGTGCAAGGACTACCATGATTGATGAGTACAGCGGTCAAGGTGGGTCGTATCTTCTCGATCCAGAAACCGGTAAACGCACTCTGATCAAGCGCACACTTCCCGCCGAACCCCTTCAAGCAGATGGCACTTCTTCTTCGGAAACGACTGATTCTGGTCGAGACGGAATCAACCTACGGAACAGATCCGACTCCCGACGGAGCGGACGCCGTTCTAGTGAGGGATCTGAACATTACTCCACAGCAGAGTGATGTCGTTAGCCGCGATCTGATCCGCCCTTATTTGGGTGCTTCAGAGCAGCTTCTCGCCAACACTCGTGTTGAGTGTACTTTTAGTGTTGAGCTTGCTGGCTCTGGCGCTGCTGGTACTGCGCCGCAGTATGGCAAGGCTCTTCAGGCTTGTGGCCTGAGCGAGACTGTTTCTGCTGGCGTTAGCGTGACTTACGCACCTGTGTCTGCAAGCTTCGGTTCTGTCACCATCCACTACAACATTGATGGTGTTCGCCATAAGGTGACTGGCGCTCGCGGTACTTTCACGCTGAATGCCAACGTGGGCGAGATCCCGACGATTGATTTCACCTTCACTGGCATCTACAACGCTCCTGATGATTCGGCACTGCCTAGCGTGACCTATGCGAACCAGGCTACGCCGCTGGTCTTCAAAAACGGCAATACTGACACCTTCTCTCTGCTGTCGTATTCTGGCTGCCTTCAGTCAGTCAGTCTTGACCTGGGCAACACTCTGGTCTATCGCGAGTTGATTGGTTGCACCAAGGAGGTGCTGATCACTGATCGCAGCAGCAGTGGCACTGTGGTGGTTGAAGCCCCGACTATTGCGCAGAAGGATTATTTCGCTGCTGCGCTTACCGATGGAACCTTGGGCAACCTGACGTTCCAGCACGGCACCACCGCTGGCAACATCGTTGATTTCGCATCCACTCGGGTCGATATTGGCGACGTGTCTTACGGTGATCAGGATGGCATCGCAATGCTGAACATCCCCTACACCGCGATTCCTTCCACTGCCGGTAACGACGAGTTCAGCCTGGTGTACACTTGATCGGCGAGAGATGGATCCGCAGGGACCGCGTTGCGGTCCCTTTTTTATTGCTGTATAGTTTGCAAGAGTCTATTTTCACTCATGGCTTTTATTCGCAAGAAGGTTAAGACCTTTAAGTGGCCTGTAACCATTGAAGAGCCTGCTGATGGTGGTGTATTTGAGGAGTCTACGTTTGATGCGATTTTCAAGCGTGTGCCTCGCTCTGAGTTTCAAAAGCTTGCCGACAAGGGTGATCTTGAGCTGCTCAAGTCTGTGCTAACTGGATGGGAAGGCATCGACGATGAGGATGGCAAGCCTGTGCCGTTTTCGCAGGCGACGATGAAGGAATTCTCTGACGATCCGTATTGGATTCGCGGTGTGCTTAAGGCTTACACCGAGACATTTGAGGGCGCCCGTCTGGGAAACTGAAAGGTGCCGTCGAGTATTGGTGTAAAGGCGGCAAAAGAGTAGAAGATAAGACTAGTGATGACGCTGCGGCATTCGGATTGAAGCCGCAGCGTCCCGCCGCACCGACTGAGCAGCACTATGAGGTATGGGAAGAAAACTGGGAATCGTTGATGATGTTTCTGCGTATGCAAACGCAATGGAACGTCACAATGGGCGGCTACGTTGGCCTGAGATATGAGGTGCTGCTTGGTGCGGGCGGACTGATGTCGCTGTATGATATAGAGAACCCCCGCGAGCTGCTAGAGGACATCCAGACAATGGAAGCAGCCGCGCTCGCAGAACTGAACAAGAAAGATGGCTAAAACTGTTCAGCCTATTGCTATCGAGCTTGGCATCAAGGGCGGCGAAAAGCTTGCGGCGCTGAACAGGTCTTTTCGTGATTTATCAAAACAGGTAAAACTTTCTGACGCAGATATAACTCAGGCTACGAAAGACATTGTAGATTTTGCCGCTAAGGTTGGGGATAGCGAAGCGACGATCAAGGGCCAGATCAAGGCTTTTGAGGGGCTGCGAGAGCAGGCCGCGATGGGCGGGAAAGCTTACACCGCACTGAAGCAAGAAATCTCAGAGCTTAAGTCAACCCTTCGTGGATCATCTGCTGCCGTAGAAGCAAAACGAAAGTCCCTGGTTGAGCTAGGGTCTTCGGCCAACGCAACAGCTACACAAATTCAAAGCGCAATCAAGGCGCTGACAGTCCTTAGAAGTGAGACTCGCTTAGATTCTGAAGCTTTTAACGCTTTTGGTCAGAGTATTGACAGGCTTGCGGAAAGGTTTGAAAAGCTAAATCAAGAAGCGCAAGATTTTGCAAATGCTCAGGCGCGTTCTGGAAGAGCCATTAGTGCGTCTTCGGGCGCTGCTAAGCAACAAATAAAGGACTTAGATCTTGTTACTCAAGCGCTTCGCGAGCAGAAGGAAGAGCTGGGAAGGCTTGAAGGTGAAGCGAGGATTCGTCGAGGAGTTGCTGATCTTGCAGAGCGAGGCGCAGTCTCAAGCAGCAGGAGGAGCTATCAAGAGGCGCTCGCGGAAAGCGTTCTGTCTGGCACCTCATTAAGAGAACTTCTTTCAAAAAAAGACATCAAAGCGGCACTGGCAGAAGTCGAACTGCAAATTGCAGAATTTCAGCAACAGATTGAAAGCAAGCTATCTCGCGGTTTGCAGATTTCTTTTCAAGAAACCTCAAGAGCTGCTAGGGAATCTGCACGTGCAATGGCCGCTGCATTTGCAGATCCAGAATTACTTGGAATTCTTGATCACCTTGATCAAAGGATTGGCGAATTACCGAATACAACAGCGGGGTTCAATCAGCGTCTTCGAGAGCTTCAGCAGCGGTTTGTAAATACCATCCGCGATGGAGGTAATTACGTTTCTGTCGCATTAGAGATTGCTCGCGTCCAACGCGAAGCCGCTGCCGCGACGGAGGGGTTGGGTGCTGCGCTCGTCAGAGACCTAAATACCGGAGTTGCCGCTAGAAGCTCAAAAAATCTGCGTGAAGCGATTGGACAGCTTCAGTCTGAGATGAATGAACTTGATGTTCAAACAGCAGAAGGATCAAGACGTTATGCAGAAAAAGCAAACCAAGTCAGGAATCTTGAGACTCAGCTCCGTCAGCTAGGAGATAGTTATCGCCATGTCTCTGATATGGCCCAGCAAGCCGCTGCTGCGCAAGGTGTTTATGCAAATACGGCAACTGCAAGAAATTACCTGAATCGCGCAATGGTGCGTGCGCAAGAAGCTGCTGGTGCTCAGGTTGCAGAGGCCGTGCGTGCTGGCGTCGCAGCAACGCCATTGATGCTGCCCGCTGCTGGCGGCACTACTGCGCCAGGGACTGGTGCTGCGATGAGCGGCGGAGCAGTGCCGCGTCGTGGAACTGTAGGGCCGCTGCAGCCAATTGCTGCATTGCCGACAAATCTTGGAACTGTTGGTGGTCGTCGTCAGCGTCCTGCTGGGATTGAAGCGGAGATTGATGATCAAGCGAGAAGATCCTACATTTCTCAAACAGATGCAATCAGGAAAAATACGGAGGCAAAAGAAGCGGCAAGAAGAGCTGATTTAGATCTTCGCAGGGAGATTCGCAGCGCCAAAAGCGCATACGATGGAAGCATTAACAGTATCAACAGGCTCAGAGGCGCCATTGAGAGCTACAGGGTTACGCTTCCCGCCACTAGCAAGCGATTTCAGTTATTGACCCGTGACTTAGTTGAGCTTGATCGCAAATCAGAATTGATTAGCCGCCGCATGGGTCGCCGCCGCATGTCCCCAATGCAGATGACCCAAGCTGCAGGTGCTGCTATTTCGGGTGGTATTTTCGGTGGCCCTGAGGGTTTCTTGGGTGGTGTTGGTGGTGCATTGATTGGTGGCGTTGGCGGTGCGTTTGCTGGTGCCGCCGCTGGTGCTCAGGTTGGAATGATTCGGCAGCAGATTGGCCAGTACACAGAGATGGCTGCAGAAATCAATCGTCTTCGGTTGGGGCTTGCTGGAGCAAGCAATAATTTCAAGGAATTTGTGCAGGCAACTCAAGCTACTGAGCAAGCATCTCAGCGTCTTCTGATTCCTCTGGCGGATAGCTACAGAATCATGACTCAGCTTCGCGCCAATACAGTAGAGCTTGGAATTTCGGTAGACGATACAAGAAAAATTTTTGAAGGCATTGCTGCTTCTGTTTACAAAACAGGCGGTGGACTGGCCGAAGTGGAGGGCGCTATGAGGGCTGTTGTACAAGTTCTCAGCAAGGGCGCACCACAAGCAGAAGAAATTCGAGGACAGTTGGGCGAACGGCTGCCTGCTGCAATTATTGATTTCGCTAGGTTCACGAAGCGAACACCAGAAGAGCTGGCAGACGCTTTTCAAAACAGCAAGGTCACTCTTGAAGAGTTTGTTGATTTTGCTAAAAATAAATTCAAAGAAAATGAAGGCTACCTGGACAACCTAGCAACAAACGCTGAATACGCTGGTCGGCGTTACGAAAAATCCTTGGAAAGACTTCAACTTACTCTTGGTAGAACATTCCAGACGACAGGTGCGGCGTTACAGGATTTTGCGTCTAATTTCTTGAGTGCAATAGACAGCTTGATTTTGTCCTTAAATGAGCTTGGCTTGGTAAGCAAGGGGCCGCAGGCTCTTATGCAAGAATTTCTGTCTTCCGGGAAAGGTATTGAAGAGCTAGACGCCGAATTAAGAACGCTCGAAGCTCAGGTTGCGAAAATGAGAGAAAACAAAATTGGCTCATTTGCTACCGATATTTTTGAGCCTCTTTTTGCTTTTACCGTGCCCGCTGGCACAAGAAAGGCACTGGAAGAAAGGATAAAAAATTTGAAAGAATTAAGAGAAATTTTTGATCAATTAGACCAGCAAACCAAGCAGCGAAAGAAAGAAGACGAGGAATCGAAGAAAAAACTTGAAACCGAAAAGGCCGCCCAATCCCTCCTCAACGCAATCGAACAGCGCGAAAACGCCATTGCGCAGGCCAGGATTCAGCTTGAAGAGCAGGCGGCAAATATCAGAAAACAGGCAATCGAGCAGGCAAGGCAGCTTGAAGAGCGCTTTGCTGATCAGCGATTGCAGAAAGAACGCGAGCTGCAAGACCTCAGGAGGCAGCTTGCTTATGTGGAAGAGGATATTGCGTTCGGCGCAGAAGAGGCCAGGGCGGTAGCCGCTGGCGCAGATCCAGAAGTCTTTAATACCCGTCGCCAGATTATTGAGATTTCAAGGCAGCAAAAAGAAGAAGAGATCGCATTAGATCGGCAGTTGCTTGATGAGCAGGCCGAAACCTCTGAAGCCATTGAAGAATTCAAGTCAAGCAATGCCAAGGCCATCATGGAGGCCAATGAGCAACATACAAAGCGGATGGGGGAGATTCAAAGAGAGTATGCAAGAAATGTGGCAAAAATTATTGAAGAAGGAACTGGTAGAGCCGGGAAACGATTAGAGATTTCTGGCAAGATTGTTGCTGAGCTTATAAGAAAAGGGAACGCGGAAACAACATTGAATCAGCTTGGCGTTGTTCCTTCCAAGGACGGGGGGGCCGACCTACTGCCTGGATACTCTCTTGACGAGCAGTCATACGGAGCCGTCAGGACGCAGATTGCATTGTATGATGATGCAGTCGAAAAAATAAAAAAATACACGGAAGAGCTTAATGCACTGCCTACATCTACAGCCATAGTCGCCCCCGCAATTGATTCAATTGGTGTCAACATTAGCGATTTGACCGCAAAGCTTAACGCAAACAAATCTGCGCTAGAGGCTACTCGACAGCAGATCCGAGGACTGAGTAAAGATCTCTCAGATTCTGAACTCATCGAAGAAATTAATGCTATCTTCAGAGAGAAAGCGGCGCCAGTTTCTAATGCCCTCATGGTCGCCCAGACGCAGCTTGCCGAGCAAAGAGGTGTTCTACGCTTAAGGCAGGAAGGTTATTCCGAGAGCACAGCAAGGCAGTTATTCGCTCAAGAGACTAGAGCGGCAAGTGCGCTAAGGAACCTAGAGGTTGCTAGAGAAGAAGCCAATAGGCGGGGGATTCGTGTTGATGAGGCTGAATACGCAAAGGTCGCCGAAGATATCAGGCGAGCAACTGAAGAGGCAAGAGCCCTCACCCTGGCGCTTGAAAATTTATCTACGGGAGACAAATTGCGCACTGGAATCGTTCAGTTGCGCGATGAATTGAGGACGCTTGTGGACCCGGCAAATCAAATCACTGGTGCCGCGAATGCAATTGGTACATCGTTCGCCGATTCTTTCAAGAGCGTTATTAGTGGTAGTGCTACAGCTCAAGAGGCGCTGGCGGGATTCTTTAAGAATATCGCTAATTACTTCTTGGATATGGCTGCGCAAATTATTCAGAAAATGATCGTGATGTATGTCTTGAATACACTTGTCGGGTTACTGCCTGGCGCTCAGTACGGAAGCGGCATGGGCAGCAAGCCAGGCATTCCCGGCTCGGTCTCGCCTCAGGGGCTTCCTTATTATGGACCTGCTTTCGCAAAAGGCGGCATTATGACCGAGGATGGTCCGATGCCATTGCGTACCTATGCTCGCGGTGGAATTGCACGCAGCCCACAGCTTGCCATGTTTGGCGAAGGGTCTATGCCTGAAGCGTATGTGCCATTGCCTGACGGGCGGAGTATTCCGGTTACAATGCGTGGAAGCGCAGGCGTGCAGGTGGATGCAATCAACATTACGATTGAAAATACTGGTGATCAATTGACGCCTGCCGCACAAAAGCAATTGGCAGGGCAGGTGCAAGGGATTGTGCTTTCAACCCTTGCTAATGAGCGCCGCAGTGGAGGAATGCTGTAATGGCCTATCTATCTTTTGACGACATCAAACTAGAGCGGGTTACGTCTGTCAGCAGAACTACGCGCATTCAGCGTGCTCAGTTTGGCGATGGCTACAGCCAAGTTTTGACCGATGGCCTTAATTCAGATGTAGAAAGGTGGGATTGCACAACTGGCCTTCTTACCGTTGAAGAAGCGTATTCAATTGAAAGCTTCCTGCTTGCACAGGCCGGTCAAGCTATTACGTGGTCAAGCCCGTTAGATACAAAAACTTTTTCTAGACCGTTTGCGTCTGGTCAATTGCTTCTTGGGTACAAAAACCTTAGCAGCTTGACGCTTGATGGCTATACAAGGCCGACTGACTATACCGCCAATCTGGCAACGGGATTATTGACTTCCGTCACGATAAGCGATGAAACAATTGTTGATGTGACTCTTACCCTTGCACCAAGGACATTCCTTCTTGATAGCGGTTGGACCTTGACTCCTGAAACCCCGACTTACTATCGACTCAAGTTTTCTTTGACGCAGGTGTATGTATGACCCAATCACCACCTAACGCCGAAACATTCAAAACGCAGCTACCGCAGGTCATTGATCTGTTTACGCTGGATATTACGACGTTGCTGCCTGCCGGATCAACCGATCAAGCGATTTATCGTTTTTGCAATTGGACGCAAGTCAACGGGCAAGACATTGTATATCAAGGCAACACCTATACGCCTTTGCCGCTTCAAGCAACGGGATTTGAGCTTAATACTTCTGGGCAACTGGCGCGTCCCACGCTGACCTTTGCAAATGTCGGTTTGACGATTACTGGGCTGACCAATACATACGATGATCTTGTTGGGTCAACGGTTCAGCGTATTCGCACTTTAAGCACTTACCTTGACGGATTGCCTGGTGCGGATCCTGATGCTTACTGGGGGCCTGATGAATGGGTCGTTGAGCAAAAAAGTAGCGAGAACAAGCTTGCGGTTTCATTCCAGCTTGCGATTCCGTTTGACCTAGAAGGCCGTGCGTTACCTGGTCGTCGTCTGTTACGGGAACAATGCCAATGGATTTACCGCAGCAACATCGGCTGTCACTATGATGGCAACCGTTATTTCAACGCCAATAATCAATCTGTGGCAAGCATTGATAACGATGTCTGCGGCAAACGGCTAAGCAGCTGCCGGCTTCGTTTTGGTCGCATCGAGGTACTGAAATCCTTCACGTCTGGCACCTTGTTTTTGGGTTACACCAACATCAGCCCAACCAACGTGGTGATTGTTGGCGAGTATCAAGAGACAACAGATTTTACAGTCAATGCAACAACAGGCGTGTTGACATCTGTTACGATTGCGGACGGTATTGTGTTGACCATTCGCTTTAGTCCTACCACTGCAGGAGACCGCATCCCATTTGGCGGCTTTTCTGGTCTCGTCGATTCTCAGGGTTGATCATGTTATCCACGTTTTCTAATCCACTTACATCACGACAGCGAGCACAGATTCGCGGTTATGCGGAAGCGGCTTTTCCATCCGAAGCTTGCGGTTTTGTACTTGCCGATGGAGCGGTGGTTGAGTGTGCTAACACGTCTACGGTGCCAGACCAGTTTGTGATCAGTGCTGCTGACACCGCAAAATATTTGGATGATGCTGTTGCTTCATGGCATAGTCACGATGATTATGCAGCGTTGAGTTTTGCGGATGTAAATGCGTCAAAAGCGTTGAACCTGCCTTATGCGGTGTGGAACTGCGCTAGTACCGAAATCTTTTATTACGACCCACGTCAGTCTGCCGGATTGCTGAATCGCCCATGGATGTATGGCGGCTATGACTGCTACGCGGCAGTTCGTGACTGGTATTTCCAGCAGATGGGCGTTGAGATGGGAGATTACGAGCGGTTGTATGAAGGCGAATGGAAGCAGCGGGGGTTTACGCACTTTGAAACCAATTTTGCAAAGGAAGGGTTCGTGCAGATCCCCAAAACCGCACCGTTGGAACGTGGCGATGTTTTGCTGTTCCGTATCCGCAATCAGTACACCTGCAACCATGTCGCTGTCGTTGAAAACCCTGCTGCCAACCAGATCTACCAGCATTTGTTTGATCGGTTGTCTGGGGTGATGCCCTACAGCGGATATTTCCGCGATAATACATACATGGTGGTGCGACGCGAGGGCTGATGGTCACGATCCGATTGCTAGGGGAAGCAGGTCGCCGTTTTGGTCGCAAGTTTCAGCTTGCCGTAAAAACACCAGCCGAAGCGATGCGGGCATTGTGCATCCAGATCCCAGCACTCAGGCAGTATTTGCTGGAGTCAGGCGAAAAGGGTATCAACTGGCGGGTTGTAACCGAGCATCCCGACGGGCTAGATGAAGAGCAGTTGTTGTGGCCAATGAGCAAACGGATGGTGCTCGCGCCATTACCTGCTGGTCGTGGTGCTACTGGAAAGATTATTGCAGGCGTGGCGCTGGTGGCTGCTGCGATTGTCCTTGGCCCGATTGGGGCGCCTCTTTTTTATGGAGCGGCAGCGGCAGGCGGCGTGATTGGGGGATTTGCTGCTGGTGCAGTTGCATCAATCGGTTTATCAATGATTTTTGGCGGTGTCGCAGAGCTGCTAACGCCAACACCCAAAATGCCGAATGTCAAAAATGTAGGCGGCAGTTCGGCTTCAGGCCGTAACGAATCAGAACAACTCAATTCGTTTACATTCGACAAATCCAACGCAAATACGATACAAGGAGATGTCGTTCCCGTTCTTTACGGTGAGCGCATTGTCGGGTCATTGCCCGTCCTGTCCTTCGGCCTTGAACTGCAGAATTACTTGTGATGGAAGACTTCAATAAAAACCAAGAGCTGCAGGTCAAGGGTGCCAAGGGTGGCGGTGGTTCGTCCCAAACGGTTGTTCAAAACGTCACGGTTGTTGCGCCAACTCGTCAACCTGTTATTGCAGAAGACAACTTATTTTCTGTTGCATTTGCCAAAACGGTTTATGCCGTATCGGAAGGAATTATTGAAGGGTTTCCCAACAGCCTTGAAAAGGACGTTTATCTTGACGGCGTTCCAATTCAAAACCCTGATGGCACCAGCAATTTTGACGGGTACACATCTGATTATCGCTTTGGTGAAGATGAAACCCAGACGCCGATTGAAGGGTTTAGCACCACTGAAAATACAGTAGGCGTCTCAACGGAAGTAACACAAGCTGTTGGCCCAATTATTCGTGCAATTACTGATACCGATACGGAGCGATGCCGTGTAATTATTTCGCATCCTGCATTGCAAGAGCAGAACGAACAAAATGGCGACATAAGTGGCACGTCTGTACGTTACAACATTGAAGTCAACTCAAATGGCGGGCCTTATACGAGTGTTTTTGATGATGGGTATGTTGAAGTTAGCGGCAAATCAGATAGCGAATTTCAGCGGGCCTATGAGTTTGCGCTGCCTGGTAGCGGCCCGTGGAACGTGCGGGTTTCTCGCGTAACGGCAGACAACACTTCTGTCTACATCCAAAATTCAATCTTCTGGCAAAGTTTTGTAGAAATTATTGATGAAAAGTTTGCCTACCCTAACACCGCATTACTTGCGTTAAAAATTGACGCACGGCAATTCAATTCAATTCCAGATGTATCCGTCAAGCTTCGGGGTAAGCGTGTTCAGGTTCCGACTAACTACAATCCCGAAACTCGCACTTACACCGGAATCTGGGATGGTACGTTCCAGATGGCATGGACCGATAACCCAGCATGGATCTTCCGTGACATCGTTTTAAACGAGCGTTTTGGTGTCAGGCGGTATGTCAATTCAATCGCAATCGACCCTTGGTATCTCTACACCGTTAGCCAGTATTGCGACGAGTTGGTCCCTAATGGTGCAGGTGGTTATGAGCCACGTTTTACATGCAATGTTTACCTGCAGAATCCTGGCGGCGTTTATGAAGTTCTCAATGCGCTAGCGTCATGTTTCCGTGGCCTGATTTATTACAGCGAAGGGCAACTGTATTTAACGCAAGATCGCGCTCAACTTCCTGTCCAGCAATTCAGCGAAGCTAACGTCATCCAAGATGTTGGCGAAAACGGTGAAGTATCTTCGCCCTGTTTTAATTACAGCGGCACTGCGCGAACAGCGCGTAAGACTGTTGTTCTGGCGAACTGGGACGATCCGAATCAGGTTTATTCTAGTGTTACTGAATACCAGCAAGATGATCAACTGCTGGAGCGTTTTGGGTATAACCCAATTGATCTTCGGTTGCTTGGAGTAACATCACGCGGCCAAGCATTACGCGCAGCAAAGCATACGCTATTTAGCAATCGGTACGAGACTGAGCGTGTCAGCTTCCGCATTGGTGCCGAAGGTCTTGCTGCTGGTGTCGGTGAAGTAATTCAGATTGCCGATCCACTGAAGCAGGGTCAACGCCTTGGCGGGCGAATCAGGGCAATTGATGGAAACACGATTACGCTTGATGCAAAGTTAAATCTAAGCGAAAGCATTGATTACACATTGACGCTGGTCGTTCCCGACGGGGAAACAGCAACGAATCCTGACGGAAGTATTACTACAAGACCCAAGCTGCAGGTTCTCAATCTGGTTAGCTTTACCGATGTTGGAGAAGAAGTTGGTGAGCGAAATATCGTTACTCAATCTGGCGACTTTTTCGTAACACAACAGAGCACTGATTTTATTGTTGGCATTGTTCGCACATCAGAAGAAACAGAAACCAAGATTGAGCTTGATGGCGTTATTGATTCTCAAGTCGGCGCCTTGTGGGTGCTGGAATGGTCTGAACTTAATGCAGCACTGTATAAAATTATTTCCGTAGCAGAAATCGAGCCGCTAATTTATCAAGTTGAAGCTGTTCAGTACAACGACAGCAAATTTGCTTATGTTGATAACGATCTTCCGATTGCCGTACCAAAAGATCGCTTTACGATTTCAAGCGCAACAGCACCGACAAACCTTTCGGCGGCACTGCGTTATTCCAATGGTCAAACATCAATCCGTGCAACATGGAGAGCACCACAAAGGAATGATGCGACCGATCTTTTGATTCGTGGTTATAGATACCAATGGCGCAAATCTGGCGATACCGAATGGTCCGAAATGGCGCAAACTGCAACAACCAAAATTGAAATTCCACTTTCGTTGCATGTTTTTGGTAATAGCTATCAAGTCCGTGTCGCATCAACCAATCGTTTGGGCAGCCAATCTGACTGGCTTGTATATGATGTTGATGCGTTTGAAGCAATTCCAGATCTCTCAGATGCTGAGTACAACGCCGTCATTCGCCACCAAAACCAACCAGACGGCACTCAACTGCTGATTGTTGATTCTGGTACGTGCCCAATTCCAGAGCGAGTTTCAGGCTATCGGTGCTGGGCCAAACCAATTGATGTGCCAACAGTCATTCCAGGCGTCAAAGAACCTGATGCTGATGGCTGGTACTTCTTGGCCGATATTCCGTTGACGGGATATTACACGATTGCTTTCCACGCTCCAGGTGATTGGCAGCTCCGTGTTGCATTTACAAGTTCAATTTTTGGCGAAAATCCAGCGGATTATCTGTACGACACGGTGGATCGTGAAGAGATCGTGCCGCCAACGCCAACAAATTTCAGTGTTGTTGAGAATTACAACGGCAGCGGCAAGCGGTTTAGTTGGCAAGTACCACTTACAGAATACGGAAGCTGGGATCAAAACACAATTGCCGATATTGTCGGTTATGAAGTGCGTTACAAGCAGGGCGATCTTGTCAATAGCAGCCCATCTGAAACGTGGGAAGCAGGCATTGAATTGGCATCTGGCGGATTACCCGCTCAGCAGCAGTGGTTTGAAACTGCTTTATTTGACTCTGACCAATGGGTCGTCATGGTTAAAACCGTTGACGCAACGCAATGGCGTTCAGATGACCCTGCATACATTCTTGTCAATATCACGGCACCGCCAATTAGCAATGCAGTGCAAACGATTAACGCAAAAACGCAGGGTGCAGGAAACTGGCCAGGTGACTACGACAACTGCTCTGTTGTTTCTGGCGACTTGGTTCAAACCGATGCAACACAAGACAGCACGTTTACGTGGACATTTGACAACAACAATCTTGAAAGCGCACTGCTGCTAACAACAACGGCTGATGCAACCTATCAGCATCAAATTGCTGCATTGACCGGTGAAGCGATCGAAGTAACGCAAGAAGATGATTTTAGCATTTTGCAAGAAAATGATGACAAGCTTTTGGCTGAACAGCGGTTCTACACCGAATCGGAGCTTTCGGAAGGCGGTATTTTACACCCCTACGCGCCGTACGAAAAATTACTTGCAGACTTGTATCGCGTCAGGACGCTGTTCAAGAGTCCCGATGGCGGTTCAACTGCTGGGGAGATTACAGCATTAACGGCACAGCTTGATTACGCTGATGTGGTTGAAAAGATCAATGATGCCGCAATTTCCAGTGCTGGAACGGCGGTAAATCTGACGAAAACATTCCGCAGCGTAGAAAGCGTTGCCATCACTGCACTACAAACAGGTGGCTCAACTGCTGTCACGGCAGTTATAGTGAGTAAAACGACCAGTGCTGTTACAGTGAAGTGTCTCGACTCATCTGGCAGCGCAGTTGCCGGCACTGTTGATCTCATCGTTACTGGGTACTGATGGCAGACGCACGTATTTCTCAGCTCCCAGCAGCTACAACGGTTGCGAGCGCAGACATCATTCCGTTTAGCAGTATTAGCGCGAGTGAAACGCGCAAGATTACGGCTCAAAATCTGGGTATTGTCCTAACGCAACTAGGGCTAACAGTTGGCTCAACTCAGCCTTCATCACCCTATAACGGTCAGCCTTGGGTCGATACGACGACAAACCCACCGATTTTAAAGGTGTGGAACGGTGCGACGTTTACCATCGTCAGCTTTAGACCTTCGTCTTCAGTTATTACCAATCCGGCTGCAACCGCACCATCAAGTCCAGTATTGGGTCAGCTTTGGCAGGACACGAGTCAGACGCCTGATGAGCTGAAAATGTATGACGGCAGCGGCTGGGTGCGTGTTGATCCTGATGGCATCACACAAACTGCTGCTGATGCGCGATATTTGCAGATTACTGCTGCTGCATCAACGTATTTGGCGCTGTCTGGCGGTGCGCTTACCGGCAATTTGACGTTAGTGGGTGCGCCAACTACAGACAATATGGCATCCACTAAAAAATATGTGGATGATCAAATTGCAGCGATTCCTGGAGCAAGCGATCTAACTCCGGCTGGAACGATCATTTATTCCGCTAGGTCTACTGCACCAACGGGATACCTGAAGGCAAACGGCGCAGCGGTTAGTCGTACCACGTATGCAACGCTGTTTGCTGCAATTGGCACGACTTACGGCGCTGGTAATGGCTCAACGACGTTTAATTTGCCCGATCTGCGCGGTGAGTTTATTCGTGGATTCGATGATGGAAAAGGTGTTGATTCTGGCCGCACGTTAGGCAGCACACAGACCGATCAGAACAAGCAGCACAACCATGGCGGCACTACAAGCACCAAATCCCTGACGGGTACTTTTACCCCTGGTTCACACGTAACAAACCCGACGGGTGTCTTTAGCGATGGCGGCAATGTCAACTCACCAGAGGAAGGTGATTTTGCCAACGGCAGGCGGGTTGATCTTGACGTTTCGCATAACCACACCATTTCCAACGACGGTGGCACGGAGTCACGTCCCAGAAACATCGCCCTGTTGGCTTGTATCAAGACTTGAGCATTTTAGTAGAATACAAATACTGACGGCGTTCTCATGGCAAACGTAAAAATCACCGATCTGGGGGCTTATACCGATCCGGTAAGTACGGACGTATTGCCGATTGTGGACGTTAGCGCGGATGTCACCAAGAAGGTCAGCATTGCGGACCTACTGGAGAATGCGGGCAGTGGTACGGCTGCTGCTCCTGGCATTGCATTTGACGGCGACCCAGATACCGGCATTTATCGTCCTGGCGCGAACCAAGTAGCCATCTCGACTAATGGAGTAGAGCGCCTCCGCATCACATCTGACGGCAAAGTAGGCTTGGGGACCAGTAGCCCTGACGTTCCTGTTGATATTTCCTCAGCCGCAAATGGGCTGCCCGCAACAACTGGCACGACTCAAACACATGGCAGCCTGCGAATCGGCAGTTCAGCTACAACCGGCTGCATTGATATGGGGCCAAATTCTTCTAAGCCTTGGATTCAAGCAACCGACAGAACTGATCTAAGCCAAACCTACAATTTGCTTCTTAACCCAAACGGCGGCAACGTAGGCTTGGGGACCAGTAGCCCTGACGCACAACTTTATGTAGCCGCAACTGCATCAGCTACGAATCCAGCAGTAAGAATAGCCTCCTCTGGCTCCTTAGCGAATAATTTGATCTTTCGCTGTCAGATTAACGGTTTAACCAACGGCATGAGTATGACGCAAGATGCGTCATCCAATGTTAATTATACATTTGAAGGAGGCAACGTAGGGATAGGGACTAATAGCGTTGACGCTAAGTTTCACGTTGCAGCCGATAGTATTGATGGAACACAAGCGCGAATCACTGGAGCAACAAACCAAAACTATCAGCTCCGGTGGGGCTTTGATACAACCAATCTCGTTGGTCGAATCCAATCAATTCACGCTGGGACAGCTTACAAGGCGCTTGCCCTTAACCCTGACGGAGGCAACGTAGGGATTGGCACTACTGCGCCCGGAACTGAGTTTCACGTTGCAGCATCGTCGGGTTTCGCAGAACTGCGATTGGCAGGTGCGTCTGGCAGTGGTGGCACGCTTGAGTTTTATAATTCAACAACTCAGTTAGGCGACATCTTCATTGATGCGTCTAATAACATGATCTTTAGAAATGCCAGCGAGGCATTTCGTGTAGATAGTTCAGGTCGCCTGTTAGTTGGCACGTCTACTGCGCGTACAGTGGGCACAACTATTGTGCCATCGCTTCAGGTTGAAGGAACGAACAAC